TTGAAGATAACATAAGGCTCATAGGTCTTGATGGTGTTGGTGCCCGTGTCAATGGTCATGAAGGAAGGTGTGTTGTCCATAATAAATCTCCGTTTAGACTGTGGCGTGGGAGAACCCACTAACCTTTTTCAGATGAATGATATGCTTATATTTATCTGTGAGAATATCGACCCTATGGCTAATAATAAACACATTGGTGGATTCGAGGTTATTAATGATCTTGGACAGTTCATCGACCCCAGCACCATCCAAGGAGGAATCGAAAATTTCATCCAGGATCAAGAGATTGGTATTCGCGGAATTTTTCAGTTTGGCAATGGCCCTCCAGGTCAGAAGCAATGCCATATCGATTCGTTGTTTTTCTCCCTCTGAGAATGACGCATAGGAGAAGGTATCCCGATGTCGGGATTTGATCGTCTCCTCAAACGATTCATTGATCGTAAAATTCACGAAAAAATCCATGGCGGCCAGATACTTGTTGACCAAGGTATTGATGATCGGGAGATATTGTCGAATGATCTTGGTCTTGATTCCGGTATCCTTTAGGAGAATTGAGGCCGCGTCATAATAGGATTTCTCCTCGACCAACGTTTCCCATTGCGACTTCAGTGTGAGGACCTCTTGTTGAAGTCCCTGTAACTTATCCTGCTCCTTCCCCGTCAATGGGGTCGTATCTTGAAGGGCCTTGATCTTTTTGTTCAACTCATTATTAAAACGGAGAATCTCAGTGATCGAGGTATTCCAACCAAAGCTTTTGTTGTTGTGTTCATGAATCATGGATACCACATTCGATACCGCTGAAAGTTTTTCAATTTCAATACTTAATTTTGTTTTCAGACTGTCCATGGCGGTATGACAGGCTTGGATTTTCCCTGTCAATTCGGTCTGTTGCTGCTGCTTAAAGGTATCTTCAAGCGACTGACTACACATAGGACAGGAATCATTTTTCTGGAGAAATTGAATATGTTTTTCGTGTTTGGCGACCGTGTTCTCCACTTGTGATTCGATATGATGGAGTTCCTTCAAACGCTTCTCAACACTGGTCTTCTCTTTGGTCTGAGGTGTCAAGGTATCAATGATCGTATTGGTTTGGGTAATCAATAGCTCAAGATTAGCGATAGCCCCTATGTTCTTGGTTTGCTCCTGTTGATATTGCTGAATCTGTTCCTCATGATTGGTCATCATGGCAGTCAGATAGGACCATTGCATCAGAACTTTCTCTTTGCCATTTTCGAGGGACAGCTTGGTGCGACCGATCTCCTCTTTGTTACCAGAAAGACGTTCCTTGACAACCTGATTCATGGTCGAGAAGATTTGAATGTCCAACAGGTCTTCGATCACGGCGCGTCGGTCCTGTGCAGAGAGTTGCATGAATGGAGTAAAGGACGCCGATCCCAAAATCACAATCTGGGTAAAGGATTTGTAATTGAACTTGAGGATATATTTCTCTAGATATTCCTGATAGTCCCGACTTTCGGCATTCTGATTGACTAGGGTGCCATCCTTAAAAATTTCAAAGATGTTGGGCTTGATGCCCCTCCGAACTTTATAGCGAGCACCATCGATAGCAAATTCACATTCCACCAGACAGTCTTTGTTATTGATCGAGTTGACCAGATTTGGTTTATTGATCTTCCGAAACGGGACACCAAACATAATGAAGCAGAGGGCATCGAGGATGGTAGACTTTCCGCTGCCATTGGTCCCCACGATCAGCGTGGTCTGATGGGCATTCAATTCAATCTCTGTCCAGTAGTTACCTGTGGATAGGAGGTTCTTATAGCGGAGGCGTTCAAAGAATAACATAGTTAATGTTTCTCAATAGTGTGGGCTTCGTTGTAGACTTCGCGGAGTGTATCAATCAAGCGAGATTTGTTGAGTGGTGTTTCGAGTGCTTGGACCGTCTTGGTCAGAATAGTAAAGGTATCCTCGGCTTGGTTCACTAGTTCGGCATCATCTTCTGGTGACACATCCGTAAAGTCCTCCACGATATTGATATCAATGGGGTTGACCTTATAGAGGGCATCGATCATGGTATCAAAGAGATAGGGATTCGTTTTTTTGAGGACCACGACCTTGACATAGCTATTCGCACAGTTAGACAGATCGTAATTCTGCCAGAAGTGAAAGTCTTGAAGGGTATCATCATAGGAAAGCTTTTGGAAGAGACTTAATGGGTTGATGACATATTCCAATTGACGGGTATCCGTATCAAAGACATGAAAGCCACGAGGATCGCCATGATCGGCCCAGGTCATTTGGTATTGTGCGCCTAGATAATAGACCGTGCCATCATCAGACTTGTGATGAAAATGTCCTGTGATCACCTTATCAAAACGATCAAAGGTGGAACGGCTCAGTCCTTCGGTACAGAAGTTCCCCCGATCCATTTCAAACCCGGCGATTTCTAGATGCCCAAAGATGATCTGTGCGGGGGTACTAGCAAGGAATCGTTGGACCTCGTCAAAATTCGTCGCATTGACCCAGGGGACCAAGGCAATAGGAATACCGTCGAAGATCACAGTCTTAGGTCCGGTATAGATGAAGGGTTCATTGACACCATCGAATGAGGTACAGAGATTCTCAATGGCATTGACCTCATTGGTATCCTTGAAGTAGATGTCATGATTGCCGATTAAGATATGGGTATCGATGCCATCTTTCCAGAACCGATTCATGAATCGTTCTTTGAAGTCTTTGGCAATCTTGAAGTTAATGAACTTCCTTCGATCTACCACATCACCCAGATGGACCACAGTTTTGATACCGTGTTCTGCCAGATAGGGAAAGAACTGTCCTTCCCAAAAACGGAAGAAGTAATCATTGACCAGGGGATTGTCGCCACGCGCCCCAAAATGTGTGTCTGAAATAAGGGCAATTTTCATATCAATACATTCTACACTATTCAAGCAACATTGTCAAGTAGTTTTTTATGTGTAAGTTCGGCTTCTTTTCTTTTTTGATGAGTTTCCTTCGTTTGGCGGCTTTGGTAGATTCGTCCCGTTTCTTTTGATCATAGGTGACCTCAAAGGCATGGATGAATTCTTGGATATTCTCATAGAGATTATCTTTTGATCCTGATGAGGTGCCTTCTTCGTGTTGTGGGGTAATCAATGACTTCCCGCCTTGGAGTTGAAGTTCCATTGCTTTGTATTTCACATAGAGATGCTTTTTCTCTCGATTGATACGTCTCAAAAAGGCAAAGTAGATGATCTGTGTGAAGTAGGAGAAAGGATTCTTTGACTCGGCCGCATCGAAGTTGCCGACATACTGACAGCAATTCTCGACCGCATCGGCAATCATATCCTCCCGAAAGGTATAGGACGCAAAGTTAGGTTTCCGGGCCAGACGATCTGCAATCTTGAGGAAGGCCTCCCCGACCGAATCGGGGAGTCGAGGGGTGGGCTGCTTGCGGGACTTTGCATTCCGCAAGGCCGTCTGATATTCCATGAGGTTCTTGAATAGTTCTTCGTTTGAGACATAATGTGTTCGCGTGGATGTCATAATATCATTCCTCTGTTAGTGAAAGGTAATAGGTCCTTCTTCGTCCTGGGCATCTTTCTGGGTCAGATAGACATCAAGCTCATGTAGTTGCGCCAACAAATGTTCTAGATGATCAATTTCTGCATCGGCCGCATCGACCACGGCGCGCTTTCTCTCTTGGATTGAAGGTCGAGTCTTTTCAGTTCGAACTTGTTCCGCTTCGACCAATCGACCAGCATCAATAGACGCGGTCGTGATACCTTCTCTGATACTTTTATCTTCCCGCATCATATTCATGTGAATCAGATCCACAGTTTTTTTGTAGTAGGCCTTGAGTTCTTCTTTGGGTTCCATGATGGTGATGATATGACCCACCTTGATTGTTGCCGCATGGTTTTCCAGTAATTCATCAGGCAGCCATTGGATGATGCCGATGGCCATGGCAGTCGCAGGTCTCAGTGGAGTGACCCGGTGCATGATTAACTTCAGTGGGGTCGACAAGATCACTTCATCCGTCGGCTTCATATCCTCACGGATTTCATCACGCATCACACAGAGAATGTCTTCCCCTGTGACCAGACGCACCAATTTAATACAATCGATCTCAGGCGGCATCGAAGGCAGATCAGATAGTTCTTCTGGCATGATTCCCCCCTTTCTATGGAAGGTCAATGGGATACAACTTATAAGGAAATTGTTCGGCATTATATATCTCCACCCGCTTCATGAAATGCTTCAGGGTGAAGTTTGTGTGTTTTCCGCTTCGAAGATCATCGACGATATCATATAACGTCATGGTATCTTTATCATCAGTACGACGAAGACCACGACCAATGGATTGCAAGACGCGGATCACAGATTTTGATGGTGAGGAGAAGATGACATTATGTAATCGTTTTATATTTATGCCAGTTGAGAATGTCCCATAGGAGGCCACAATGATGGCATTCTCTTCGCGTTCCACAATATGTCGAATCGATTCCCGTTCAATCGTCGCCGTGTCCCCAAAGACAAAGAATACATGCCTACCAGAGTCGGCCGCCAACTTCAAGGTCCTGAAGAGAATTTCCCCATGTCGCGCCACAAACTGAAAGAGGACCAACGTGTTCCCTTTCAGGGAGAGGGCCAGATTCGTCACCACCCGCATTCGGGCCTCATGATCCAACAAGAATTTCATCTCATTAGGATAATCTAGTTTCATTGCAGCTTTGGCATCTTCCTTTGAATACTTCAAGACCAGACATTTAATGTTGAGTTCTGAGACTTGCTGTGAGGCAATCAGTTTCTTTGTGGTTGTCGCCCTGAAGACATGACCAAACAGACCTTCCAGGACCATCGCATGGGTCTTGGTCCCATCCAGCGTCCCAGTGCAACCGATACGATATCGCGCATGGATTACAGATTCCATAATATACTTGAAGGATTTTGCTTTATATTGATGGCATTCATCGCCCAACACGGCCTCAAATTGCGCGAAGTACTCAGCCTCAAGCATATAGATGGATTGCCATGTGGAGATCGTCAGAAATTTCTTGGTGGATTTGGCATGACCTTGATACTGCCGATGGACCCAGGGTTCCAGATCCCATCCATAGGAGGCAAAATCGGTATATAACTGTTCGACCAAATTTGTGGTCGGGACGATCAATAGAACATGGGGCAGTCCGAGGTGTTGGAGATAGCGCACGATCATATACAGCACCAGACTTTTCCCTGAGGCCGTAGGGGAGATCACCAAGATCCGTCTATGTTGTATGGCCTGAATAAAGGATTGAAGCTGATAATCCCGCGGCACATGGGGCATGTTCAAGGTCTTGATAAACGATTCTGCCCATCCTGTCTCCTCGTCGGGACCAGGAAGATAGCTAATCAAGGAAGGATCAATCTCATAGATATATTCTCGCTCAATGCAAAATTTCACGATATGAGGAATCAGACCACGATAGAGTTGATTCCAGCGCCGATTCAAGAGACGGATTTTGCCATCCCAGAGCTTTTGTCGAAAGAGAGGTGTGAACTGACACCCAGGTACCTCAAAGGTAAAATAGTCTGACAGTTCTTCGATGATATGCGCTTCTCCATCCACCCGCACAAAGACTTCATTGGAGGGATAAATCATCAGGTGTGTGATCATGCACCCCTCATGAATTTTTCCCAGGAACAATATTCTTTCGCTTCCCAGGTCCTATTGTTCAGGGCCTTGAGAATTGCTGTGGCGGTTTCGACCATTTCCTCACAGATATCCTGTTGTGATCTGACCGCTTGAATATCGGTATCGGCTTCCATATACGTATGAATATCTGCCTTGAGTACAAAAGGAAACGGTGCCCAGCCGTGTTTTGTGAGTGTGGCCTGATCGAGTTTCCCGTTGTAATATTCCCACTTGATTTTCTTGAGACGGGCGAGCTTTCGTTCCCAGGCTTTTGCTTGGAGTCGGTATTCCGTGAGGATTCGGAGATATTTGGCATGAAGGGCCCCGATACCAGCGAGTACACCAGAGGGGTCGAGCTTATCGAAGACCGCATCCGCTTTCCAGAGATTATGTAATGAGATGACGGTATCGGCAGACAGATCGCTCATATGTGACACCTCTCCTATTCAGTATGGACTGAAGACATAGTATACACGATTTTAGAGGCGTTGTCAAGTAGATTCGTTAGTGGGTCGATGTGATATCATAATAATCGAAACGGAATGTGGCATCGGCCGTCATGACATCAGCAGGCCCGCCAGTGGTAGAGAATTGAATCGAACTGAGTGAGGTAGGAAAACAATTGACAAATTTGACTCGAAAGTTGGAATTTTGATTGGAATCTAGGATCACTAATGCGGCATCAGAATATTGTGGCATAATTTTCTTGGTATGGGCAGGCGTCATGGTACCAAGACGGGCATATTCAGCAAATTCTGTGGGAAAGGTCATAGCTCGCATCCAATCATGGATTTCTATCCAGGATTTGAGGTCTTCATCGACCAGAAAGGTGATGGCCAAGGCGTCATACTGTAATTTATCCCCAGGCACAAAGAGATCAATAAACGGGGTCTGACGAATCCCTTCACCAATAGAAAGACCAGGAAGAGGAATGCCTTGAGTGAAATATTGTACATTCGGAATTCGCACAAATGAGAGTGCGAATTTGTTTGAATGTAGCAGATTGGTATTCGTTGGCAGGGCCGGGGTATGGGGCATAAGCATGTTCCTTTCGTATATCTCTATTTATCACAAATTTTCTTACAGCGATAGCCTTTATGTTGCATATGAGTCCCCTTCGCCACCTGCACCATATTGGTCTGTTGGAGA